TCAAGCAGAAGACGGCATACGATCCTTGACCGCATACATGCTCAAATCCTGTACCATTATTCTTCCTCCTTGGTTCCTTCCACATCCAAGAGCCCGCCGGACGTCGTATCATTCCATTCGACGCCGATCGGCTTGCCCGAATCGGCCATCTGCGGCCACAGGCGATTGATCGTATCGCAAGCTTGCTGACGTGCTTTCAGATAGCTCAACCGAAAAACGTTCGTACGCGAATTGCCGGCCGTAACCTCGCTTTCCAAAAGCCTCTCCTTCTTTTCCGTCGTGCTGTTGTCGATGCCGAGATAATTGACCAACTCATTCCACACTTGGGTCTTCGTGGTGATGATCTTATCCGCCAGAAAAGGCGTGACATTCGGGAAGGTCTTGAAAAGTCCGGTAATATCCGCACTATCATAGGTGTAAATGTATGGATCGCCATCCTCGCGCGCCTTCATCAGATTCTGCGCGGTCAATTTATTGGTCTCCGACGTGGCGATGATCAATGGTACGCTGATATTATCCAGATTGACGTCCAAGGCACGGTCCGCGATAGCCAATCGTGTCGCATAATTCCACATCACGTCGACCATCGTGCATCTAAGCTGATTATCCCAGATAGGCACGCATTCCTTGCTTCCGATCTGCGGGTGGGAGTATCCGGTGGCGATCGGCTGGAAAAGCGTAGGATTGTTATAATTGTTCACGCCGCCGATATTACCGGAAGTGACCATGAAACGGTGCACGCCCTCACGCTTATCCGGGAAAAACAGTGCCAAACCATTCTCGAAAAGGGTCAATTCAAGGTACCTCTCGTCAATGTATGGGGGGAGATTAACCCATTTGAAGCGTGATACGGCCAGCATTTCGATCAATTTCATGTATTGATTGATACGCATGGATTGGCGCATCTCGGGAAGATTGAGATTGCCCCACATACTACCCAATACGGATTGATTGTCCCAATGCGAGGCCTTACGCGCGCTATTACGCTTACTCATGATCACCGTCCTAAATAATGGAGAGAGCTTGTATTACTCCCTCCATTATATGTCAATTGAAATACCTGCCAGCGGCTCATTGTCCGCATAGTCGGTGACGCCGATCCTGTCCGGATCCGTCCACACCGTCACGCCGCTTTCGAAAATGCCTTTGATGGTCAGACGGTATTCCTCCGGACATGTCGTGCTTTTCAGATATAATTCGTGGACCTTCCAATACGTGAAATTGCTCATGGCCATAAGACCTGCCGGCATGATCATGAAACGTTGAACATAATATCCGTATCTCAACCAATACTCGCCGATCGTATGCAAGGCCGCGTCGGAGAGACGACGGAATTTCACGCATACGCCGATGATCCCATTGGCCAGATTGAAAGCATCGCCCCCTAATGCGCCGGATGTGGTCGGTGGCGTGGTCTGCGTCTGCTGGACCTGTGCATTGATGCCGGCGATCACATTCGCATAGTCGCCTTGCGCGGTGGCCTGCGCCAGCTGCCGATTCATGTCTGCGAATTGCATGTTCTGCTGATTGCTTAGATTCGTCTGCGCAAGACTGTAGGCATTGGCCTGCGATGTGGTGGCATTATTGGTGGCCTGCGCGTTCGCTAGTTGCTGATTCGCGCTCGACACGTTATTATCGTAGGTCTGCTGATTCGTCCATGCGCCGATCGCCGCTCCCGCGACCGCTCCGGCCGCCCCACCGACATTACCGGTCGCAAGGGAGCCGATGGCACCCACGGCACCGGATCCGATGGTGTTGAGCTGGGCCATCTGATTATTGAAGCCAAGATTCTTCAACGTCAGGTCGGTAGCCATCTGCGCGGATTGATTATTGATCGCATTCATGGAATTACGATTGGACGTGCCGAGCCGATTCGCTTCGCTCGCATACTGGGCTCCCAATTGGGCTTGGGCGTAAGCATTATTGATGCCCATCTGTGTTTTCTGATACGACCAGTCTGCCGACTTTTGCGCATATTGGCGCGTGTATGCGCTGTTCGCGAGAGCGAGGGCCGACCCATTGTTGACGGCCATGAAAGTCGGGAAATTCGTGACGCCGAAAGCCGCGTCCAGCATATCACCCTTATCGAAAGGCAATCCCATACCATCCGGCAGGGGCGACCATTGGTCCGCGTATTGGGCGGCATAATTCGGTATCCAGAAATTCAGGCGAGGCTGCGGCGGCGCATACAGCCATGCTTCACGGATCGTCAGATCCTTGCTTGGGATCTGCTCCGGCGAATATTCAATGCTGGTCCCATTCAGGCAGGAGCATTGGACGACGGCATAAGGGGCGGTCAGCAGTTTCTTCAAATGCCTGTAACGTTCGGGGATATGGAAATTGTCGCGGAAATCCTTTATTGTCATGATGTCCGAATACCTGTCTTGGCCATGGACCGTATTCTGATACAAATGGATGATCCTACCTTTCAATCCCGACAGGGTCTTCCCGAACAGTTTTGTCGCATCACCCTGATTGCGCAGCAAACCTTCCGGCAGGCGCGGCACCGCGTAAATGCCGCAAATGCCCTGCGACACCCACGGATATTGCGATCCCAGCGAAAATATCACCTGAAGATCCTCCGCATTGGTCAGATAGATGAGCTGGGTGCCATTATATTGGTTTTCGAAGATGCTACCACCGGCCGTCGTCGTCTTCGGATTGGTCAGATCGCCCGGATCCACGGTGAGATCGGTGGTGGAGGCGATGATCACGCCACAGGCCACGCGACCATTCTCTACCGTGGCGAGCGGCGTGTATGCCGTGGTCGCATTGATCAACGTCTTGCCGGTATCCAATCCTTCAGGCAGGTCGAGAGTCCCACGGCCGTAATCGTCCATCTGACGTTCATTGGCTACGCCGATATGCCCCCTTTCCACATAGGCGGTACCGAAGGTCACATCATACTGGAATGATTGCCACACGTCCAACTGAATATTAATCTGCGTGGCATTGGCATTCACATAATCGCAGGATTGGATGAAATAATACCATGAGCGCGGCGTATCGAAATCGTAATCATTCGTGGCGATCAGATAATTGTATTGGCTTGCCTGCGCGAAAGGTATCGGCAGTCGTACGGGCAGACCATATTTGGCCATGGTACAGTCGGTGAATTCGACGCCCTCCAGCCGATCGAAATACTCCCGTTGAGCCTGCCTATCCCATGTGACGATATCACGATAGCCCATATCCCATGGGACATTACATAGCTTGAAGCGGGTATTGGGCGTCCACTTCATGTAACTGAAATTGATTGGCAAATCATTCGCACTCATAGGATCCTCCAAAAAAAATAGGTGCAGTATCACTACTGCACCCATTCTACCCGATTATCGAGAAATCAGGCGGAGACGGTGATGGTCTTATCCGCAGTGGCTCCTGCGAATTTAACGGTCACCTTCGCACTGCCTGCATTCGTGCCGGTGACCTTACCGGTCTTGTCGATTTCGGCGTGCGCATCTACGCTCCAATCGGCGAGATTGCTGACGTCCTGCTTCGATCCGTCCGTCTTGACCGCGGTGGCGGTCAGTTTGACGGATGCGGAAGCCTTGACGGTATTCGGGCCGTCGACGGTCAGTCCGGACAGTGCGCCGACCTTGATGCCGCCGACCCAAGTGCCGACGACAGGCACGTCAAGTGCGGCGGAGACGGTCTGATCGATTTCCGGAGTGGCCGGACTGATGTAGGTCGCCTGTGCGGTGACCTTGAGGCTTTCGGCGGTCTCATCCAATCCACAGCGCAGGATCCCGTCATTGTCGATGCCGGTATACTGTGAGGTTGCACCCTCGACCTTGTATTCGATGCCTACCGGCTGGAAGGATGCGGCGGTCTTGTTGGCGCTTGCAATGGTCGCCTCCACTTGGACGAGGTCGCCGCGCGACACGTTCTGCGGAGTGACCGCAAGCTGACCGTACTTCTTGACACGCAGGACGAATTCCGGCTTGGAGGTCGTGAGCGTGTCCGGTAGTACCACGGATTCGGTCGACCCTTCACCCGTCCAGAAGAGGACGGCATTAGCGAAAGGATTCGGCGTGATGGAGCCGCGATGCTTGTAGAAGATGTTACGCGTGCCATCGATCGGATTGACCGGCGAATTCGTGGTCTCCAGCATTTCATCCCAGCAGAAGAAGAAATCCTCGGTAGTGAGCACGGCCTGCACCTTGCCACCATTGCCGCCGATGCCGAATAGATCCTCGGGGATGGGGATGATGCGGTACGGGACATTGGCGCGGTCGATATTGAACGCGGCGGCGAGAGCCTCTACGTTCAAAGCGGCGATGACCTGCGGAGTGGCGAACAGAATGGCTTCCGAATCACGCCATGGCGTCACCCAAGACATGGCGTTATATCGCGGCATGGCCGACATCGGGCTGGCCTTGAGTTCGTTCGCCATCTGCTGAATGAGGCGCAACAGTCCCTTTGCGTCCGCTTCAGTGGAGGCTGCGGCACCAACGTCGGGGGCATGCACGCGATAAAAACCGCCCTTACGCGCGTACTCCGCGAAAGTCTGGGTCTTCATGAGATACATGTCGTTCCTGTCCGAAAGGATAGGCGCGTTCATGATTTCGGCAATGTAATCCGACATGCCGTCTTTGCCATCGAATGCCGTAAGCAAGGAATCTTCCGGAATGGTGACAGGATAGTAATGATCAAAAGTAAGGGGATGAAAAACGCTTGCGGTCGGAAGCGAGTAGCGGCCGTACACGTCGTCGCCCAGATATTCTTTGTTGAAATTACGAGTGCGGGCCTTGACCAGACCGACTGCGGCCTGCTCATAGGTGCTTCCGTAACGCTTGAGCGTGCGCGGCGAACCGATGAGCTTGAGCGGGTCATCCCAGTCCGCATGCTGGACGTAAAGGCCGATCAATCGTTGGATCAGCACCCCCGTGAACTCGTCGCGCAGATACGGAAAATTGCGCATGGTGTCCACCGCGTTGCGGATATTGCCCTGCGTCGCGGGCGGGATACGGGTCTGAAACTGCGGTGAAGTGGAATCGCGGACGGCATTGAAGATCTCAACGTCACCCTTACCGGTCAGCGGTCGAATATTAGACATTATGTTATCTCCTAACTATTTCAGTCAAACAAGTCTTCGATGGACCCGCCACCATCGTCGTTGTCGCCGTCCTCTTCAAACGGTGTGAGGTCATTGCAGCCAAGCGTGTCCATCATGGCTTTAAGTACGGCCAATTCCTTCTCGATGGCGTCAAGTCGTACGGATACGTCCGGCTTATCGGCTTTCGGCTCCGGATCCGCCTCCGGCTTGACTCCGTCATTTACGGTTTCGGTGTGCTGTGCTTCTTCGGTCGGCGGCGGGGTAGTGGTCTCCTCACCGTCAATCTTCGGGTCATCCATATAATCTCCTTACTCTGGACGATGCTTTCACTGAAAATTATATCATAGCGCCGAAAATACAATGACCCCGCGCAATCACACGCGGGGTCCGATATCCCATGAGAGCGCACCTTGAAATCGTAGGGCACCACCACCACGATGATGACCACCCGCAATCGGCGGCATTCTCAGCCGTGGTAATCCGATCACCGTCATTCCCAGTCGAAAATCGACGCTCCGGAGGACACTTCGATCATAGCACGACCACCGCACCGCACGCATCATGCACGCGCTCGCCATGCCGGAATTTTTCGTAAGGAACAGGTTCAACAAAAAGACTGCCCGACATGCAGACATCGACTTCACCATCATCACGCCACCCCTGATACCTATTCACGCCAAGAATGGTCAACCTCTCATATCGTGCGGCGACCTTCCATTTGCCAAGCTCGGTCGCATGGATGGCACACGATTTCGGCGGCTCCCAGCCAGACAAAATGCACCCGTCCGTATTCGCATACAGCAATCTATCCGCATTGGCATGACAGACATCCATGAGCTTACGGCGCGCATAAGCATTGACCCATACGGGCACGGGCAAATAATCGGATTTTAGATTCGACTCGTCACGCTTCATCACATCCCATCGCAAGGTGACACCATCATCCGAAGCAGGTATCATGACGGAACCCTTCGGTAGACTTGCCATCTTACCTACCAGCGCATTCATGACCAGTTTCGCCATCCGCCGTCTCGCACCCGTCGCCTGCTGTTTCACCGACCCCCACTCGTCAACAAAGGATTGGAACATACCTTTTGACTGACGGAATTTCCACCCGCGCACATACCTGTAGACCGTCACATCATAATTTTCGAAAAGCAGATGCTGGTCGATGTCGGTAAGCACGCGAGCGACAAATCCACGGGTGGAAGTGAGACGGTTCAGACCGTAGACGCTCCGGTTGTCAAGCAGAAAAGGATAACCACCCGGCTTTAATTCCGCGCGGAATATCATTTCGTCGCAATGCAGTGGCATGGCGTCATCCTGCTCATATTGACCTTCGTAGGCTTCCGGCTCGCCGTAAGGAAGCCACTCATCTCGCAGGATGCTCGGATACATGGAATTGCAGTCCACGTCGATAGTCTTGCCATAAGCACCTTCACGCGCCAGCATGAATCCACCGATATAAGCGTCGTGAAGCGACGTCTTCACCTCCGAATCGCATTGGGGGAATTTGGTTGCATACCACGTCCAATCACCTGATACGAAAGCTTCCATACTGGCCACTCCTGCCGTGATCCTACACAATCCCTGCCTGTCATACTCGCATAGAATGTCGAAAAGCTGGTCGTCAGTCATGGTCGCGCGGCAATTCTCCCTCAAAAGATTGGAAATATCAAAAAACCTCACCGAATTCCTCTTGGAAAGGGTTACGGTAAAGCTGAAGAATTTTCCCTTATTCGACACGATGCTATTCCAGCTCATATTGGCATAATGCGTGCTATGTGGCAGGCTATGCACGACATGCGCTATGAAAGGGTCAAGCGTGTGAGGGTCGGTCACGTAGACCGTAAGTTTTCCATTAGTCATGATGGAAGCCAAGAGGCTGTGAGGTGCGACGATGTCGCACAATTGAGTGCCGTCCGTAAATCGTATAATATCGTCGGCACACCATAAGCCTACACGTTTATCGGCGATCATGATAGATAACTTCCTTTCGACCTATTATCATGCGAGTGCTTGAGCCTCGGTCATCCACCGATCGAAATTGCGGCGCGCACGTTCATACCCTTTGGTATCCTGTTTGAATATCGGTCTGAATGTATGATGCGTCTCATCATAGTTGACCCAGCCAAATACAATATGTGGGGCGTCGGTCTGTTCGATGAAAGCCCTTTTCTGGGCCGCGGTCAGACTGCGGAAGCGCTTGAGCCGTTTCGCGCCGAGCGAGGAGCCAATCACCTTGCCAAAAGTGTCATACCGGCTTTTAGTCATGTAGACCGGCCATTCGCCCTTGCCGTAGAGAGCTTCCGGCTTTCCGCTCTTATGCTTCTTTGCAGCAGTGCGCTCGCGGTTGCGGTCCGTCCTCAGCCCAAGAATTTCGGCGGCGTCATGCATTTGGGCGAGAATTTCCTTACGATGGCCGCCTTTGAGCTGGGCGCGGACGAAATCCTCGTCGTTCAATACATTGGTCATTTGAAGGAAGTCGGTCAGCTTAGATGGGACGATCAGATTGCCACTGAATCCCATGTCTCCCGTCGTACCGGTCATTTCGGCTACACGCTGGTCGTATACGCTGACTTTCGGCATAGCCTGCGCACGATTCCATTCATTGATTTTTTCTCTAGCCGCGTTGATCTTCCGTTGTTGCTGGCGGAGGAGTTTACGCCGTTTCGCCACCGGCTCGGCCGCGATCCGTGCGTCCGATACGTCGGCGCGCGAGGCGAACATGTAATCCTTTTTTGTCGGCCGTTCTATGGCGGTGGCATGATATGGCGTCGCTTTCGCTTCCACAATGGCCTGTTTCTTCTGCCTTTCCCACTCTTGGCCAAGCGTTTTAGCAATATTGACAAGCTGTTGGTCGGCGGTCTTGGCGAGATTCGCATGCGAATAGGTGCCAAGTTGTTTGATATTGCGGGCGGCACGGGCTTGCGCGGCCTGCCGTGCCTTGACGTGCTTCTGCTTGCGTGACACGGGACACGTCCTTTCAGATAAGGAGAGCACCCCATATAGAGGTGCTCTCAATGCGTGGACCCTACTTGGCGGTCACGATAGGATCACTTCGCTTCTTCATCCACCGGCTCAATGCTGAAGAATTTAAAGCCACGGCGGGACCGACGTTCCACCACCTTAATAGAGAGGGGAGCATCCCAAGTGTTAGGAGTACCGAAGATGCCGAACATGGTGTTCAACCCGGCCGCCAGAGTGGGGGAGGTAGCTGCGTACGCCTTGCCATCGGCGGTGACGATGATGACACGCACTGTGTTGGAAATCTCTCCGGTCTGATCGTCGGTCACCTGTACGGCCTGTACGACTGCATTCGACATGAGCATGGTCTCGTTCAGATGTTCATCGAGCTTTTCAGCATTCTGAAGTGCGGAGTAGAGCTTGATCTTGCCTTCGCGGGTGCTAGTGTCGATGAAGTGCTGGACGGTGCCGAGCTCAGTGTTTTCGGTGTTGAATGCGACGAGTGCGGTGCTGTTGTTGTTTTCCATGGTCATATCCTTTTGTCTAGTTATTTGTTGTTTTTGCTAGGCTTTTGTGCCTAAATCTTTTATATCACATGCCGTCATTGTTTTCAATTTCGGCGTGTCGTTTTTTTTCGTGTTCTTCCGGATTCCACTTCTGCGGCTTCTCAAAAGTCGCATACTTGTAAAATGTCTCGTCATCCATCGTGACCTTCTGAGAAAAGACCTCGATGGTACGCGGCATGAAATTCGGAAAAAGCTTCTTGGCACGGACCGCATACGCACGGCCATCCTTCAGACGCCCGTCAACGATATGCTCGGTCGGCACAAAATCGCCATCCACCAATTCCATGCCCCTCAACACAGCATACACACGAGTCCGGAACACCCCCGATTTTACTCGAGCCATAATAACCTACCTTCCCTGATCAAAAATCCTTGACAATTCCTTATCATTATAACGCGTCATGTCAAGTCTGTCAAAACTCTTAAAGACCGCAATGATAAGATTACGCGCCTGCACATTATCAAAAAGAGCACAGCAATCAAAGCTCGTACCCCCCTTGACCGCACACACCGCACACCAAGCAATCAGATTCGCAGGATCCACCGAGCCATCCAAAAACTCCACATCGAAAGTACGGGATAGCGCCGACTGCAAACCATCCCACCGACTCAAAGAGCCAGCAATCCGCACGGCCATGAGAACAGCCTGATCAAACCACGGATTAACCCCCTCACGCCACAATTCGCACAGCATGGCAACAGCCCGACAGCACGTCTCGAAGTCACCATACCCCTCATCATAGCGGACCAAGGAAGCCTTGCGCATACAACCACATAGCGCCCTACGAATACGCGGCGACTCCATGATCGCATCATCAAAATCACGCATACGATAGATCGGGATCCGATCATCCCCCCGGACAAAACCCTTAGACATAATACTGACCCTCGATCCTAAAATAGGAGACATCCTTTACGCGCCCCGGCCTATCAGCCCACTCGCGGACCATCTTGTAAGCCTCATCATACGACGACGCATAGCCGATCTCGACAGGCTCACCGCCATGACGCAAATACGCCAAGACAGCAAAAGTCTTATACATGATTCACACTCCCAACGTTTCATACTGCTCGACATTCCAATCATGCCCACGTATCCACATGTCATGCCAGACGGCAATCAGACGACGCGGACAGCGAGTCGGTGCGACGAAACGACGATTCCGATAGCCACTCCAGAAAGCACGAAGCCGCCAATACACCTCCGCACCCGGACAATCACCACACGTGAGCGAATGAATAAAGCCACGAAAATACATCACCCCCTCCTTTCGACGGATTCTGCGGCAAGACTAATGGCATCCAACACCAGACTCCACATCTCACTCGGCTTCGTTACATCATAATAACAAGAAGACATCACACCATCCCCCGTGCGATACCTCAACACCAGCATCTGCTGATGCGGACAATACTCACACCTCACATCACCAGCTATATGCGGGCTATAAAACACGGCGATTTTCACATCACGCGCAGACGATTTCATGACAATCCTTTCGATCAAAATTTTCCAAGAATACGATGCTCCCACGAGACATACTCATCATGCCGCTCGGAACATACCGGCTCATCCAAAGACAAGCCAACAGCACAGGCACGCTTACACGCCATATATCCGTCAAGCAAATCATGAGCCGTAAGCGCCAGCCACAAACGGCCGTCAGCCAGCACGAAAAACTCATGATACGGCCGACGATACTTCGGATGCTTCCACGTCCACACGAACGCAACCTTCCGCAAAGACTTCGAATCAACCAAAGTGAAATAATGATGTTGCATAATATCATCAACACACAACACGACACTCACCTCCCTTCATACACAGGATCAAAAGCCATGCAATAACGAGCCCAGCCAATAAGCTGAGCCGAAAACAACATCGCACGATCCGCACTCACCTCAAAACGATAAACACTACCATCCAAACCAATATACGCAACGGTAGCGATACCATCCGAATGCTGAACAATACTGACGCTAAAATGTTCCACAGTACACTCCTTACCTATAAATATTCCCATCACAACGCAACCAGCTCATACCGATCACCCTTAACCCCATCAAACCGACCAAGTTTAAAACCATAATCAGCAAGGAATTCATTAGCAGCCTGCTCCCAGTCGGCATCATCAAGACCATAAATG